GCGCGTCGGTTGCTGCGCCCTGGCCGCCGCTCAATAGGGGTTGTCCGCCGTATAGGGTCCACGGTCGCCGTTATACCCCAGCCTGCTCTCAACCACGCTGCCCGCCGGCAGCAGGCTGTAGGCGTTCGGCTCGCGGTCGCCCTGCTTCTTGCTCTCGATCAGCGCCATCTGCCACTCCGCGCGCATCTGCTGCCCGCGCTTCATGTCGCCGGGGTTCGGGCTGGCCTGCAGGCACTCGCTCTCCAGGCCCCGGCGGAAGTAGCGCGCAAAACTGTCCGGGATAGGGTCCAGCTTCTGCTGCATGCTGGTAAACGTCGGCGGCTCAATCTGGAACACCGGAGTAATCTGCCAGGTCGGCCCGGTCGCGCTGGGCAGATTGTCTACGCGGAACCCCTGGCTGCTCGCCAGCACCACCGTCCAGGTCACCGTGCCATCTGTCACCGTCACGCCTTCGGCCGCATTCACGGCGGCAAACGGCGCCACGCTCCCGGTCGTCCCAAATCCAGTCACGATCAGGATGTTCGCGTTCGCGTCCATCATGCTCATCAGCGGGTTCTGCGCCTGCGGCCCCGTCCCCACCAGCGGGCTGTACACCATGCCCGCGCCCGGCCACGCGCCTAGCGTCAGGTCGCCGTTATACATCCAGCAGATGTTCTGGGTCAACCAGGTGCTGATGCTGGTGCGACTCAGCCCGCGCCGCCATTTAATGTTCGTCAGCGGTTTGGGCAGCGCCGTGTTGTTGATGTTGATTCCCGCGCAGTCTTCTCCCCAGCCAATCAGCCCGGCCGCCTGCCGCGGCTGCGGGTAGTCCTGCTGCCAGCTGTTGGTGTAGATCGCCGCCGCCACCGCACGGTTCCACTTCCAGTTGAAGCGGTCGCAGATCAGGTCCGCGATCACGCTGTTCGCCATCTCCAGCGCCAGCTTGTCGCCATAGCCGCTCGCGCCCTTGCGCGGGTCGGCAATGCCGCGCGCCGCCAGCGAATCGTACATGCTCCCGAGGCTGATCGTGCTATTGCCCATGTGCTTCGCACCGTCCTCGACCGCTCACGCGGTGTTTAAACTACGGCCCAATCCTCGGCAAGCATGTCGGTCTGCGAGGCCAGCCATCCCATGAGTATCTTCTCGTCCGCAGTCTTCATCGTAATGCAGGGCAGCACGTCGGCGGTTCCCGTCGCTCTCCGCTCTGCAAACTCACGATTCGCCCCAGCCCAGAATCGTTCGGCAGGAAGCGCCTGCGATCCGGGCGAGTAGGCTAGCCACATCCCTTTGCCGTTCCAGCCACTACGTGCAACGCGTTTACCTTCCTTCAGCGCGCGGATTGCATCTCCAAAGTCCATCCCTGCCTCCTTCAAGTAAAAGAGCCGCCGCCCTCTATGAGCGACGGCCCTTTTCAATTTACACCGCGCAGCGGTCCAGGACCGCACGAAGTGCTCAGGCGAGCTGTGTCACGCCGACGCTGTACACGCCGGGGCCGGGGCCGGGGCCGGGGCCGACCGCCACCGTCACAGATCCGCTCTGGCTCGCGCCATTCGGGTCGGTGCAGGTTGCGGTCACCGTCACGGAGCCCAGCGTGTCGGTGCTGGGTACGCTCATCACCGTCTGCTGCGCCAGGGGGATGGTGCCGCCGCTCGCGTCCGTGGTTGCGGGTGCAAAGGTCACGCTGGGGTCGCTTGCGGTGAAGCTGAGGGAAGGGACAAACGAGCTGGTGTCGGGCACGCCGTTGTTCAACAGCACGGCGCCAAACTGGCCAGTCGATCCGGGGGCGATGGTTCCAAGGCTCATGGGATTCTCCTGTGTTACACGTACACTGTACTTTGATGCCGGCTGCGCCGGACGTTCAAAAATAATCAGCACATCGAAGGACGTGTTCGGGGTCAGCGCGCAGAACTTCCAGTCCCTCTCCGCCATCTCGTCGAGCACCATGGCGATATGCCTGTGCTCAACCCGCCGGACTTTGTATTCATACTGCGCCATCTCGGCTCCGTGTCTACGCGGGCAGGCGGATGCCGTGCCGGTCCAGCAGCTTCTCCAGCGCGTCCATGCGGGCTTCGCCGGTCAATTTTTCGGGCTTCTGCTCTTTAACCGCTCCGGTGCCCTTCGCCGCCTGTGCATCGGTAAACCATTTCGGTTGCCCTGCCATCGCATCACCTCATACCTTTGAATTTTCCCTGCCTGCCGCTACGATACCGCGTAGTACGGCACCGCAAAAACCGTTCCGTTGATCGAAAGTTTCAGGTAGCCGGTCGGCGTAGCCGGCAGCGCCGTGGCCCCGCCCGCCGCTCCCACCGTGGCCTGCGTCAGCGCGGCAGTCAGCACCGGAGGCGTCGGCTGTGTCACCGTCCCGGTAAAGGTCGGGCTCGCCGCGGGCGCATAGGCTGCGGGCACAGGTCCGGCGGCCGGGGCGCTGCCGGCAGCTCCCACCAGCCCCGGCGTCCGGCTGTCGCCGAAGGTATACAGCAAATTATTCTTGGCGTCGAGGATGATCCCCTCAGTCCCAAAGCACTGCGCCGCTGTCGGCGCTCCCCGTACTACTGTATCGACGCCCATGTGCTTCTCCTCTTCCTCAAACCGCCTGTCATTCTGAGCTGCAGGCGAAGAATCCCCGCATCTCGTTTTATGCTGCTGCCTGCTGGCTCGCCGCCCACGCATTCGCGTCGCACGGCCGCCACGGATACACTACCACGCCGGTCTCGCTGTTGGTCAGCGTGTGCGTGGTCCCGCAATCCATCTCCATCGCCGCCTCGGGCGTCTGTTTGTCCTTCGCCGCCTCCAGCAACTCCTCGAACTTCTCCACGTCGGCATTGTACTTCGCCACCCGCCGGCGAACCTCCACAGCCGTCTCGTCCCGCTCCAGGATGATGCCGCCGGGCATGTGGAAGCCCGCCTTGAATGGGTCCTTGCGCATCAGGTAGGGGTGCGGCGTAAACCACTCGCCGTGGCACACAATGCAGAAGATCCGTTTCGTCCAGCCGTCCGGCATCTTCATCACGCCCAGCGCGCTCGGGTTCGGCGCCTTGGCGGCATACGGGTTGTTCATCGCGCCGCCCTGGCGGTGGGTGCAGCGGTTGCTCAGCGCCTCGCGGCTCGCGCGCGCGCTGCGGAAGCCCGCCTGCCGCTCGGCATTCACCCGGTTGCGCACCGCCTTCTCCGCCACTCGCCGCGCGTTCGACTCAACCGTCTCGTCCAGGTCCAGCAGCGCCTTCTTCAGCGTCGCCTGATCTAGCTGCTCCTGCATCTTCGCATCCATGTTGCCCTCCACAGCCACCGGGCAGCCACGCTGCCCGGCCCTGCGTCTGAATTTACACCGCGAAGCGGTCCAGGACCGCACGAAGTGCTTACGTGGTTTGCGGCACCGCAATGGCGATGCGGGCGCGCGAGGTCTGGTCGGGCGGCAGCCCGCATCCAGCCACGCAGTTGTAACCCGTCCCGGCCGGAATCAGCCCATTCGGGTCGTAGGCGGTGCGCGCGGCATACTCGCCGGCCCACAGGTTCATGTTCTGCCACTTGGGGTCGATCTTGGTGTGGCGCGCGTTGGGGAAGTTGATCCACACGAGCGCATCCATACCCGCCAGGTACGTGCTGATGCCAGTGTTGCCGCTGGCCTGCCAGTTCGCCGTCTGGGTCTGGTTGGTGCTCTTGCGCCAGTGCGCGCCGAGCAGTTCCAGTATCTGCGCCGGCTTCTCGCCTTCGGTCCCGCCCGGCAGCTCCTCCAGCTTCAGTTGCCCGGCATCGGTGTGCTTCCAGATGTCGACAATCGAGTTGTTGCTGTTGTCCAGCGTCAGGTCGCCCACGAAGAAGTCATGGATCGATCCGTTGTAGAAGCCGTCCATCATCGGCGGAACGGTCGCGCCGCCCAGGCTGGCCGGCATCTGCTCGATGATGTTCTTGGTGAACGGATATGGCGTTACCACGCTGTCCTGGTTGCTGGTGCGCGCGTCCCACGTCCGCAGGTAATCGAACTGCGCCATCACGATGTCGTCCAGGCTCAGCCCCAACTGGTAGGCCATCACCCGGCGGTTGTTCTCCAGGTCATTGGAGATCGACGTCATAAACGCCAGGTCGGAGATGTTCGAGTAGTTCGCCAGTTGGAACAGCACGATGTCTTTGTAATTCGTGCTGATCTGCTCGGGCGGCCCCAGTGTGCCCTGCGTCTGCTGGACAAGATCAGGCCCCAGTGGGATGTTCATAAAGTTGCGGAAGGTCAGGCCGCTCTTCTCCGGCAGGTCCATGTGCGTGACCATCAGCAGCTTGCCCAGGTTCGCATACAGGAACTTCATAAACACGCGGTTGTAGTGGATGGTCAGGCCGGATTGCGGCATGTTCGCGGTGGTCTGCGCCGCCGGGCTCGCTCCGTCCCACGCCGTGCAGGGCTGCGCGGTCAGCGCGGCGCTCACCGTGATCAGCGACACCCACAGCGCGGCCATAAATGCGGAGCCCCAGCGGAACGCGGGCCACACCACATACTTCAGCATCTTCTCCGGCAACTGTTCCCTGTTCCCTGTTCCCTGTCCCCTGTTCTTCATGTTCAGTCTCCGCGGCAACCTCTTAAGCGGTCGCCAGTTGGCCGAAATGCGCATCGCAGGCTGCCATGTAGTCCGGGTCCTTGTCTCTCGCAAGGCGCTCGATCTGCGCGGAAGGCATCATCTCGATGTCGCGTTTCGAATACTTCAAAGCCTTTGGTTGCGCGGTCTGCGGCGCGCGAAGCTGGGTGCCTCGTATGCCGGTCGATAGCCGCCGTGGCCTCTCGGTACGCTGAACCTGACTCTCGACAGGAAACGGTGAGGGGGTAATGCGTTGTTCCTGGTGCTCTTCCGGCGCCTCGAATAGTTGCCCGGAATTCAGCAGCTCGATAAAACACTGCGTCAAAATCTCCTTGGTGATCAGCGCCACCTGGTGGCCCACCTTCTGGCCCGCGCGGATCCCCAGCAGCGTGCGGTTGCCCGGATGCTGGTAGAACTCCTCGTGCTCGTCTTCCCACTCCGCCGCCAGTTTCTTGAAGTTGTCCATCGCCACGCGCTGCGGGTCCACGCCGGTCTCGTCCGCCGCCAGCTTCACAATCGCCGCGGCCGCCTTGGCCGGGTTCTGCAGGTCGGTGGTCAGTTGCATCACCTCATCGGCGGAAAGCCGACGCCGAGGCGCAGCAGGCGTCGCTGTGGGGGCACCCTGCGCCGGTGCATTGGGCTGCGCGGTTGCGCGGCGCGCGAGAGCAAGTTGCGCGTTGCCATTCTGTCGTTCAATCTTCTGCAGCACCTCGTCGACCGTCTTCCCATAGGTCCAGATCGGGTTGGTGCCGTCTTCCAGGTCGATCACGCGCGCAAACGTCCCCGCCTCAATCGGCTGCCCATTCGGTCGTTTATCGGTCCAGTACGCGATCATGCCATGCCCCTCAGTTCGCGCAGCACTTCATCAAAGTGGATTTCGTGTCCGTGGGCTAGAAGCAAGTCTTTAATTTCTGGGACTTGCAGATATGCCTCCATTTGGACCGGACTCACGCTCTTAAAGAAACAATTATCTGAAAAAGTAACCCGCACACCGTCGGTGCCGCTGGGATACCACGAGTCGTCCAGTTTGAAGCGGGTGATGCTGTATGGCTTGACGCGGAACGGCAGCACGGCGGCCGCCACCAACCCCGCCAGCATCCCGAAAAATCCTCGCCGTGTCGCCTTCATTGCTTCGATTCCTCGTCCAGCGCCTTCACTTCCGCATCCACCAGCACGGTTACCTGCTGCGCCGCGGCCCGCAGCGCGTTCAGGTAGGCCCACTGCTGGGCGATCTTCTCGGCATTGCCGAGCGGATCGCTCTGGCTCATAGATATAACACTCTTCCTGTGCAAAAATAAAGTTCTTTCTAAAAGCCGCTGCAAAACCACCCACCCATCCGCCTGCCGCAGCTCCTTCAAATGTAGCCGCTCAACCCGCGTCAGCTCCCGCTCCGCGTCGTGCTTCGCCCCGTCCTCGACCGCTTCGCGGTGTAAAACCGGGCTTCCCGGGCTCGCTCCGGCCGCGCTCCGCTGGATCTCCGCCAGCTCCTCGTTCAGCGGCGTCCCTTGGTGGAACTTCTCAAGCGCGCTCTGCCCCATCGGCCTCTCCAGTCACTCCGCCTTCGCCGCGCGCAATCAGGCATTCCTTCGCCATCGACTTCCATGCGCCCTGCGTCACTCCAACTTCCAGCCCGGTGTAAATCGCCACCAGCGTTGCTGTCTCCAGCGGCGGCAGCGGCGGATCGCCAAGCGGAACAGCTAAAATGGCCACTACGCCACCCCCGGAATCCCGTTCTGCAACTCCTGCATGTCCGTGTTCCTGTCCACACGTCCCTCCGCCAGCGCAAACTCATTCTCCAGCGGCACTTCGCCGGCCACATGGCTCAGCGCGCTCTCCAGCACCGCCTGCTTCTGGTCCTGTGCGCCCTTCGCCGCAATCTCCTGCTGCTTGTTCGCGCCGCGCAGCTTCTCCAGCAGCGCCGCCGCCTGCACCCGCTGCGCGTTCGGATTCAACTGCGCCACCTGCTGCTTCTCCTGGTCGGTCAGCGGCACGATGATGTCTTCCGCGCCCTGCAACTCACTCACCCGCAGGAAGATTTTCTCGATGGCCAGGAAGTTGATCGTCCAGCCCTTCTGGTGCATGTACTCCATCAGTTGCGGCTGCTGCAGCAGTTGCAGCAGGAACGGGATCAGTTGCGAGATCGCCGCCTTCGCCGCCAGCTTCTGCCCCGCCAGCACCTTGATGTTGAACTCCATGTCCAGAAACTTCTCGGCGTCGATGCTCTTCAGAATCGCGTCGCCGAATTTCTTGCTCAGGATCGCGCGTATCTCGGCAATCGGCATCACGTCGATCACCTGCTGCCACTTGAACCGGTTCCAGCGCACGATGATGCCCTCCAGGTGCGCAATCGGGTCGCTCACCTGGGCATCGCTTTGGCTGGATGAGCGGTTCACCCCGGCAGCCGTGCGCGCCATGCCTTGGATGCTGGTGATCTGGCCCTGCATCGCTCCAGCGTTGGCTCCCACCAGATCCTGCCCCTGATACAGCGCCTTGTCCATAATCTTCCAGGACTCAGGCGGAATCGCTGGCTTTTCGAGATACTTCATCGCCTTGCTGGCATCGCCACCGGACCCGGCGTTCAGTCCCCACATCGTCCCTAGGCCCATCACCACGTTCTGTGTAGGCGCGTTGCCGTCCGCCGTGTTGTAGACCAGCGGGCAATTCGTCCAATAGGCGATCATCTCTAAAACTTTATTAAGTACGCCCATTTCCATGCGCTGATCGCCGGCGTTAAGCCTCCCAATCCCCAGCCCGTACAGGCTGTTCTTGATGTTCCACCAGTTCGCGGTGTAGCCGGAAGCGTGGTCTCCAATCTCGTGCGGTCCATTGCGGATGATCTTGAACCGGCCTTCGAACACCAGCATCTCTTTCACGTCGCCTGTAGGCTCGCCCGGCTCCCACGTCCATTCAGCCAGCTTCATCATCGGCTTCAGGAACGGGTTGGCGCTGGCGTTGGTCTCCGGCCCGGCCGCATGCAGCACCGTCGTGTTCTGGATGTTGCTGTTCTGCGCCGTGCGTGTCCCCGGGCTGGCGTCGCCATACGGGTTCGCCAGGAAGTACCGCACCAGGTCATCGTCCTCGGGGATGTCCTTGTAGCAGTCCAGTTCCCGCATCCGCTGCAGGTCCTGCAGCGTCACGTAGTCGATGTCGATGCGGTGGCTCGCGCTCAGGTCGGGCCGGTTCGGCGTGCGCGCCTTCTCGTCCCATATCGTCCAGCCCAGGTCGCGGAACTCGAAGTACGGCCAGCTTTCTGTCACCTCTTCGGTTACAACCTTGAAGTCGTCAGACTCCCACGTATTCACCACCGCCGGGGCGCCCACGGGCTTGTCGATGCTCACCGGCGGCGTGTTGCGCTTGCGGCTCTTCTTCTTTACCGTCTTCTCGTCCCAGCGCGGAATGCCGATGCCCGTCCCTTGCAGCGCCATGCACTCGATCAGCAGCCCAAAGTTGTATTCGAACTCCGCGCGCTGGTCGAGCACCGTCAGGATCTCCGTCGCCGCATCCAGGTAAGTCTGCGCGTCCGCGTCGCCGGCCAGCTTGCCCGTTGCCTCCAGCATGAATGGAACTTGGTCCGCGAAGATCCCGCGCCGCACCTGGGTGCTCATCGTGTTCGAATTCTTCGCCACGTTGAACCGGCTCACCCGCGCGGTCCCGTTCAGACTCACCCTCCAGTCGCCCTCGAAGTTCGGGCTCTGGTACAGGTAGTCGATGTACTGCCACTCTGCCAGCCACGCCTTCTGCTCCAGCCATGCGGAGTCGCGCTGGAAGTCGGCCCACACAATGGTCGCCGCGGCGTTGTCGTCGAACGCTGGCTCCTTCACCCCGCCCGGCGCCACCGTCACCTGCGTCTCGGCAATCATCGGCGTCAGCGTGTTGCCGATCGGCATCCCATCGCCGTTCGCCTTCGCCGCAATGGTCAGCAAATTAGCCACCTAGTTGCCTCTCGATGATCGCCGCGTCTTCAACTTCTGCTCTCGAAATCCCTAATCCGCACTCGGTCAAAATTCGATTTGAACAATTGAAAAGGATAGCTCTGGCGTCGAGGTTCGACTTCGCCTCTTCGCGGTTCATGCCTATTTTCCACTGATGGCGCACGTGCACGGTGGCGTTGTGGAGGGAATCGAGGGCGTCACATTTGTCTAATTTGTAAATATCGTCTCTCAATCGCCTACCCATCTAGCCCTCCCGGCAGCCACGCCTTCTGTTCGAGCCATGCGGAGTCGCGCTGGAAGTCGGCCCACACAATCGTCGCCGCGGCGTTGTCGTCGAACGCCGGCTCGCTCACGCCGCCCGGCGCCACCTTCACCTGCGTCTTCGCAATCATCGGCGTCAGCGTGTTGCCGATCGGCATCCCGTCGCCATTCGCCTTCGCCGCAATCTCCAGCAGATCAGCCATGTGCTTCACACCGTTCTCGACTGCTTCGCGGTGAATCTCTCCGGTTCCACCAAACTGGCACGACGCCAACCGGTTCACCATATTGCATTCGCCGTTTATACTGCGAGGCAAACGCGACCTCCCAATGCCGCCACTGCTCGCTCTCTGATCCCAGCGGCGGCACGAGCGGGAAGGCTATCAGCAGTTTAGGAATCAGCCATCGACGGTCGCGGTCGATCCACGTGCCATACTCGTTCCGTCCGTGGATACCTTCGATGAAGGC